GTCACAAAAGAAGGCGGAGCAGCTTGGCACCTTATCCAGTGTCTTTCTGGAGATCAAACTGATGGATATGGCGGAGTCCCTGGTATCGGAGTCAAGAGAGCCGAAACTCTATTTAACAAAGATGGATACTCCTGGGACACTGTGGTCAAAGCTTTTGAAGCTAAAGATCTCACTGAAGAAGATGCTTTGGTAAATGCTAGACTAGCTCGTATATTAACTGTAGATGATTATGACTTCACAACAAAAGAACCTATCTTATGGACTCCCAGCCCCGATTACAAAGTTAACTGTGGAGCAGGATCTAAAGATGAGATTAATTGAAGATAAAATTAAAGAAAACTATGAACGTAATAAAGAAGAAATAATAACAGTATTCCTTGCCTTACAAAGACAAAACTTTGTTATGGGTAATTCACTAAATAACTTAATTAGAAAATGGCCGATCCCACCTATTACAGAAGAGGAAGCATTGAAGTCTGGGATTTTATTCGAGATCAAGGACTGAATTTCTACCTCGGTAATGCTATAAAATATATCTGCAGAGCAGGTTATAAAGGAGGTCAAGCAAAGAAATGCGAAGACCTAGAAAAAGCAATCCATTATTTACAAAACGAACTCCACCATGAAGAAAACATTCTTATCGGATCAAGCTAAAGAATTCCGATATAAATATAATCTAAAGAATTCACATGACAGGTCTACTAGACATGTTCAGAAAAAATTAATTATAGAAGAATTTAAGGAATTCTTAGAAGCTGAAGGTTTTCTATTCAGACATGGTAGAAATTACCAGGAACACGCATTAAAAGAACTAGCTGATTTAGTCTATGTGTGTTACCAATATGCTGAGAACATGGGATGGTTTCTTGATGAAGCTTTAGACCGTGTTCATAAAAGTAATTTATCTAAACTCGATGGGGATGGTAATCCAATCTATCGAGATGACGGTAAGGTTCTAAAAGGACCAGACTACAAACCACCAAACCTAGAAGATTTATTCTAATGACTGCAGAACTAATATCTCGCACAGGGCGGGTCCAAAATTGGTTGGATAATCCTGAATCTCGTCTACCCGTAAGTTGTACTGTCTTTGTTGTAGAAGACTCAATGGAGGGACCAAATGGAATCGAAGCATCGTGGAGATACGTCAGTCACGGACTCAGATTTGGAGCAGGCGTTGCTGTCCATCTATCAAAGCTCAGACCCAAAGGAAGTGAAAACGGCAAAGGTCTTACAGCTTCTGGCCCAGTATCCTTTGGAAAAATCTACTCATCCCTCAACGAAACCTTAAGGCGTGGGGGAGTATACAAAAATGGTGCTGTAGTGTTACATTTGGATGCAGACCATAAAGATATAATAGACTTTATAACTACACCTAGATCTGAGTTACCTTGGGTTAAAAGATGTGTTGATATAGATGGAGGTATATGGAATAAATTAGATCCAAATACTAAAGATGCTCTTATCTATGGAATCAGATCAGGTGATATATGGTTAAACAAAATTAAATATGATAACAATGGACAAAGAATCTATGGAAACGTGTGTCTTGAGGTTTACTTGCCCTCACGAGGAACGTGCTTGCTCCAGCATGTCAATCTCTCAGCCTGTAGTACACGGGATATCAAAAAGGCTTTCGCTCAAGGTATGTCCGAGTTGTGCGATCTCCATAGCCGAACAGGCGTTGGAGGGACTGGCGAGTACTTACCCTCGGACATCGACAGGCAAGTCGGGCTCGGAATGCTTGGACTGGCCAACCTCCTCAGAAGAGAAGGAATAACTTATGATGAGTTTGGAAAAGCTTTAGAAGCTACCAACCAACAAGAACCTAAAAATGGCTTAACAGATAAGTCTATTGATTTAGCTTTTGCATTACGAGATGCAATAAAAGGAGCAGCATATATTGCTAAAGAAAATAATATGGTTAGAGCTTTTGCTATAGCTCCTACCGCTTCCTGTTCATACAGGAGTTGGGATTTAGATGGCTTTACAGCTACCCCAGAAATAGCACCTCCAATAGCTCGCTCTGTTGATAGAGATAGTGGAACCTTTGGAGTACAGACTTATAAGTATGGCGATGTTGAGATCGCCTCGGAAGTAGGATGGGACGCATACAAGCGTGTAGCAGACCAGCTGATGATAATGCTCAACAATACGGGACTTCTTCACGGATACTCATTTAACTCATGGTCCGATGTAGTGACATATGATAATGAGTTCGTTGAAGAGTGGTTAATTTCACCCCAGACCTCCCTCTACTACAGCCTTCAGGTAATGGGCGACGTACAGGACAAGAGCGATGCGTATGCAGCATTAGATAAAGCCGAAGTCGATGATTACTTGCAGGATATACTCGGTGAGTCCGAGACAGTAACCTGTGATTGTCAAGAATAATGAGAAAACATCCTTACACAAAACTATTAGAAAGAAAAAGAACTTGGACACCAGTAAAACCTACCAAAGGAGAATTTAAAGAAGGTGCTGAAGAAACCATCAAACGTGCTCTCGCAATACGCCATATGGAGCTACCAGTGGGAGAGTTTATTACTCAGGGATTGGAAAAGGAAGTCCCCGACAATGCTCGCCTACTTCTTGAATCGAACGTTAAAGATGAGATCAAGCATGATCTCGCTCTGGGCTACATTGTTGACGCCCATGGGGCTGATTCACAGTCAGAAGCGGAGGCTCTTAGATTAAGAGATGCTTGGATTGCACACCCTGACCATACAATTACCAAAGCTCTGGTCGCAGAACGGGCCATCTTCTTCGTTCTACTCCCTATGTTTAGGTTTAATGGGGATGCTGCTCTTCGTACAGTATCTGCCGACATCTCCAGAGACGAGCAGATCCATGTCGGCACGAATACTCTTGTATGTACTGAGTTGGGTCTACGTCCTTCTCCTTCTTTGGACAAACTTAGGAAGGCCACCATTAACTGGGTTTTACAACCTCTAGGTATAAATACTAACGATAAATATTTGGACAAAAAATTTTGGCTGGATGCTAGTGATCGCTTAATGTATGAGGGCATAGCCCCAGAGTTTTCTGATACAAAGTCAGCTAGAATGCCAGCCTTCTTTGAGCACAGCAATGTCAACCTACCCCAATATGCTTGAGCCCCTACTGGGGCCAACAGTCGAGTCTCTTTCACTAGAGATGAACGAAAAATTCCCACCCATAAACCCACACCCTAAAGAAGAACTCTCCAGCATTATGTATAAAGCAGGGCAGCGTTCAGTAGTGGAGTGGTATAAAGAACGAATAGATGAAAGCACTTCTCGTCCCACCTAATGAAGTAGTATCTATTTGGCAAGAAGTAGAACCTTTAATTAATAAAGCATTATCATATGCAACCGAAGAGATATATGCCTCAGACTTTTTAGTATCTATCCTACAAGGGACAAAGTTTTTATGGATAGGTACTGAAGAGAATGAGATACAATCAGTACTAATACTAGAACCAATCAAACATCCTAGAGATGTATCATTATACATACATGTTTGGTCTACTAAGTCTGGGTATGAAGGTGATGATTGGTTTTCATTCTGGGAAGAGATAGAAAACTTCGGTAGAATAAATGGTTGTGACTTTATAGAGGCTAAGGCTAGAAAAGGTCTAGCTAAAAAATTAAATTGGACTAACAAACATTCACTAATAACTAAAAAACTTTAGGAGGAATATTATGGGCGGAGGAAGCCACACTACAGAATACTTTGAAACAAAGACACCCAATGATTATGATGATGCTTGGATTAGAGATAAATTCGGTAACATAGATAAGCAAGGTTTAGAATTTTCTAACTGGAGAGCAGGTAGAGAAGCAACTCTTGGTAGTGAAAGAGACCTAAGAGAAAAGAATAGAGATCTACTTTCACAACTATCATCTGACTTTGCAGTATCACAAGAGCAGATAAGAAACCTACAATCAGGAGCACAAGCTCTTACATCTGACTTTGCTGGATTATCAGGTGAGCAATTAGCTACAGCTAAGAACCTATTTAATTTATCTAGGCAACAAGGATCAGGAGTATCACAAGCTAGAACAAATCAGGGTCTAACATATGTAAGACCAGGTAGAACAAGAACTGATTTACAAACAAGTTCACTTAACGTCTAATAACAATGACAACAGCTAAAGAACGTTATGAGTATTTAGTAAGTGATCGTTCCCAGTTTCTAAGTGAAGCAGAAGAGGCATCTAAATTAACCTTACCTTATCTTATCCGTGGTCACGAAGAAAGGATCGCAGGTATGAAACAATTGAAAACTCCTTGGCAAAGCGTTGGTGCAAAGGGTGTAGTAGCGTTAGCATCTAAGCTATCACTATCACTAGTCCCTCCACAAACCAGCTTCTTTAAGCTACAGGTAGATGAGGCTAATTTAGGTGAAGAGTTTCCACCAGAAGTAAAGTCAGAATTAGATTTATCCTTTGCAAAGATAGAACGCACTATCCTCGATGCTATAGCTGCATCAGATGATCGTGTAGTAATACACCAAGCACTACAGCATTTAGTAGTCGGTGGTAATGCACTTATCTTTATGGGTAAAGCTGGTCTGAAACTATTCCCTCTTAATCGCTACGTTATAGAACGAGATGGTAACGGTGCTGTTATAGAAATAGTCACTAAAGAACGTATCAATAAAAAGTTAATACAAGATCAACTTCCTAAAGAGAACTCAGTTCAATCTGCTATCATGTCAGCCAATGAAGAAGGCAACACTGATGGTAATGAGGAAGAGTGTGACATATACACACATGCCAAGAGAGAGAACAACAGATTTGTATGGCATCAAGAAGTATATGGTAAAGTATTACCTAAATCAATCAGTAAAGCACCAGTAGAAGCTACTCCGTGGCTACCCTTAAGGTTTAATACAGTAGATGGTGAAGCCTATGGTCGAGGAAGAGTTGGTCAATTCATAGGAGATCTTAAGTCTCTTGAAGCACTCACTCAGGCACTCGTAGA